AGTAGTCAGCCGCCCACAATGCAGACAGTGTCTTGCCTGTGCCGGGTTCGGAGAACACGAAGGCTCTCCTGTACATCGTCAAGAACGCTGCCGTCTCGATCTGATGAGCCATGGGCTTGTAACGCCCCGGCCAATCGTAGCGCCTAGTGATAGGCGATGGTACGTTTTTAACACCTAGGTTACGCAACACCCGCGCTTCGTCAAGTCCCCAATACACCGCCACGTCGTAGCCACCATCCATGCGCTCGACGATCTTGTGTTTAGGTATAACTTTGTACTTGTTCGGGTTCCTTGTGCGTAAGACTATTGCTTTGTCTTCGATAATTTCCATTGCTTCTCCGAGCTATTATTTTCCGTTGTCGCTTTGGTTAGCGCTCTTGTTACGCAGGCGTGTGTTGCCTGTTGTTGACTTGCCTCCAGCACGCAAAGGTTTGATGTGGTCAATGTCTTTGCCTGCTCGATCAACTCCTTTCTTATCGTAGGATCTACGGGCTTTCTGTCTTTCAATCTGATCGGCTGTCTCACCCGTTTTCTTTTGTAGTTTGTATGCGTGTTTGTAGTCACGCTTGCCGTTTACTTGTGTCATTACTTCCTCCTAGTGTTTAGGATTGAACTCGCATCCGGTGACCTGACACCATCCGCAAAGTGGGGTTTGATTTGGGTTCCATACATCTGTCTCAAAGCAAGCCTCAAGACGCGCAGTACGCTCACGATACTTCCACCAAAAGGCTTCGGCCTGATCGCGTGTCATCTGCATCTTGACCATATCATCTTTGACAATGAACAGCAACGCAGAGTTAACCTTGCGGATGTGGGGGAAGTGTGCGAAAACCATAAGCGACATAAGCACAAGCTGATCCCTGTCGGGGTACTTGTTGTTGCCGGTCTTCCAATCTCCCACCCACGCCGTAAGGTTGTCATCGTTAACGATCAGGATGTCGGCAATGCCTCGAACCCAAACGTCAGGGGACTTCCAGCCCGTAGGCTTTAAGTCCACCGTTAATGCCATCTCATGCTCAGCAAGCGCTCTGCCTGACTTACCCAGCATGGCGTCCACTACAGGCTGGAACTGCGCATACTCAGCAGGGATTGGTGTCTTGTCCCTGATGTAGTCTTCGATAGCCTTATGTACCTGATTGCCGTACCGCGTAGCCTCAGTCTCTTGGAAGGGGTACTTCTTTAAGACCTTGACCTCGTGGTATCGGCGCTGACAGCCTTCAAAATCTTTGAGGCTGCTGTGTGACCATGCTGGTTGTTTCATTCAAACTTTGCTGTGTTAATGGCTTCTGTTAATCGGTTGGCAAACTTGGTGACAAACGCTTCGTTGGAGTTAAGGCGGTGCTCGCCCATGTCTTTAAGAATTGTGTGTACTACCTCGTGCCAAAACGTATCGGTGATCTCTTCGGGCTTGAACTGCCTGCCCGTGATGTTACTCGTTCGACCTAGTTGAATACGGCGGTCATCGTAATGAACACGCCCTATGACAGACTTGTCTAGCATAGCCTCGACTACCTCGACTGAGTACCACCTACGACCTACTCTTATTTTTGTTGGTAACTTCATGCTTCTCCTTGTTAACTCTTGGCTAACCCATAACGACGGTGCGCGCCACCGTCAGCGTCCAATGGAATGCCCTGCATATAGGGCGGCTCCATAGTCATCTGCGCTAAGACCCAAGTCTTAGCCTCAGACACCTCTGCATCAGGAACCACGACGATTTGTTCGTCATGCACTGTTCCAGCCACAAAGTATCTCTTGGCAGTACGCACCATACCATCTGTCATTACGCATCTCGCTACGCCCTGCGTGACATTGTTGGTTATCTTGCCTGCATATATCTTAGTACGATCTTGGCCGTATGTCCACTCGACCTGCTCTTTATTTGTTTTCTCGTCTGTGTAGCGCCTGACGTTGAGGTCAGGGTACAACAGCTTCATGCCAGATGGAAGCTCGATTTCCCCCTTGCGGTAGGTCAGGCACTTGTGCTTGTATTCCTTGCCCTTGTACAGCGACGCGTGGATAAGCTCGGTGTTAAGCGCCCAGAAATCCACTACAGGCGTAGCCGTAGCCCTGTACTTGTCGATGATGGCCTTGGATGCTAGGCAGTGGATGACTAGCTCCTTGGTTGTACAGGTGTGCGGTATTGCCCTGAGCTTCTCGACGTTGACTTCCCAGTCTAGGAACTTCTCCGCGGCTTGTTGCGTGACTCCCAGTTTCTTTGCAAAGGCAAGGTCGTACCGTTGAGGAGGCGCGCCGAGGAACCCTGTAAGTAGTTGGGACGCAAAGGCAGCCCAACCGAGTCCATAGCCGCACCCAAGCAACGCGCTCTTTGCCGACTGCCTGAGATCAGGATGGGACTCTTTAGAGAGATTGGGGATGTTGAACATCTGCGCACCGAACGCGGCATAAGGGTCACCCCCACTCCTGAATATTTCAAGCATATCTGTGTAGTCAGCCAACCACGCAAGGACTCGCGGCTCAATCTGTGACAGATCCCCCACGACGAGTTGGTGGCCAGCGGGAGCCATAATTGCTTTGCGTAGGAACGAGCCTCGCTTGAGGTTTTGCATGTTGATGGCCGAGCCCTTGCTAGCAGTCCATCGTCCCGTCTGCGCTCCATAGTACGAGAGAGGTACTGGTAACGAACCCCTTTGGCTGATTTCAAGGAACCTCTGTGCGCGGGTACGTTCGGTGGTAGATTTAACTTTAAGACGCGCTTCACAAAGAAGGGCAACGTCTTCACGTTCACCGTTAAGTAACGATTGAAAGAGGGCATCATTCTTAGCCAACGCAAGTGTTTCTTTCCCGGTAGTTTTACTGATTTTCCTTGGGGGAACCACACCGAGGGTCTCAAGTAGTGTCGCAAACTGCGGGTTCGACGCCAGTGCAGTCTCGTCCACGCCGAGCTTCTGTAATAGGGCTTCACGTTTTTCCTTTTCGTCTAGTATGGCGTCAGTTAGCATGTTGGGGTCAAGCTCAAGGCACGCACGGGTGTACATCTTCAGAGTCATGTCGATGAGGCGTAGCTCTTTGCTCGGGTATCCTTTGACCAAGCGATCAAAGATTCGCTCGCATAGATATACGTCGTGTTTGCAATAGTCCGATAGCTCAGATTCCATGACCTCGTCCAGCTTGGCCACACCATTTGTTGTGTATACGGCTGTCCCTTTGGCGGGAAGACCAAAATCGATTGCAAGTTTGGCGAGACTGTTGCCAACCTCAACGCCTCTGAGAGCGCGCGCCATTGATAGGGTGTCGAAGATGAAGGCGGGGTGTACGCCGTAAGCCCACTCCATAATGGATACATCGAACTGTGCGTTGTGCGCAAGCACTGCGGTTCGTCCCCAGTCGATTCCAGAAAAGTATTCACGTAGTCCATCTCCTCTAACCCAAGTAGTTGGGCTGTCAGATCCGTACTCATGAACACAGCATCCAAACGCGTGAAATAAGTCATGGCGTATGTACTCCTCAGTTGTCATTTTGGTTAGTGTGTAACCTATCTTGGTGTCCCAGTAGGTTTCGAAGTCGATTGTCAAGATCGTGTCGTATGGTTTGGTCAATTGTTCTTCTCCTTGAGTTTGGACTGAATGGCTTCTGCGTACACTTTGAATGTTGGAGGCATTTCATACTGGCCCGTCAATAAGTTCACAGCAGTGCAAACATCAACAGCCTTTAAACATTCCAACATCTCCTCATCAGTCAGCCCTACCCATGTGCGCTGTGTATACAAAGGCAACACCTGACCAAGCGGTGTAAACAAGGGTGAGTCTTTGTCTGTACTGACCGCGCCGTTAGTTGGGTCGTACCATGCTATTGGTTTCAATTAAAGTTCTCCTTGGGTGGCGCGCCTAAGACGTTTAGAAAGCCGAAAAAATCGTTTGCCGCCAACATGAGTTGCGACGCCTCCATCTCGTTGCAGTTAAGCGTAACGACCCCTGCTAGTTGGTCTTCTGCCCTGCCCACTATGACGACACCTTGCGCGTTGCCGTCGCCATAACACATCACGAGTTTTTGTATGAGCAGTTTGAAATGTGACTGCTCTTCGTCTGACATGGCTGACACCCTGCGCTCAAGCTCTGCCTGAGTCATCATGTCTTCAAACCCCATTTCTTTTCTCCCTGAGTAGTTGTTGTAGTTCATCTATGTTGCTCTCCCTTGCTATATATGTTGTTCCGCCTGCGTTGTGTATGCGGTTGAGTTCAAGGTCTTGCAGGGCTGTTGTCTTGCCACTACCCGCCTTGCACTCAATCGCAATGAAGTGTCCGTCCATGCAGGCAATGATGTCCGGAATACCCGCCCGACCAAAGCCATTGGCTGGTGGCATGAAGTGGTAAACGCCAAGCTTGTCCAGCACCTCACGCACGCGCTTCTTGACTTTGGATTCAGGTGTCGCTGCCATAGATCATGCTCCTCCACATTGATACCGAGGGCATGTGGTTGTGTGATTTGGTTGGTACTGTGTAGCCTTGGTGTTGAATCCAACCAATCGTCTTGAGCGCACGTACGCCTGACACCCACACATTGGGATGTAGTGTCGCAGGTCTGAACAGCAAATTCTTGCCGCAGTATTCGCTGAACTCATCGCCAAGTACCACGGGTTTGGACATTAGTAGATCCGCAGACAGTTCCAAGTAACGCTCTACAAACTCGGGCTCGAGCCTGCTTGCTTTTTCCCAACACTTTTCAGCAAGGGCGATGGCGTGCTCCATCCTTGTGTCGTTCATACTACTTCACCTGTGTTTCTATGAGCTTGGTTAGGTAGTGCTGGGCTTTGCGCAAGTCATCAATACCGCCCTTGTCTTTCCAACGGGACACGTATTTTATTACGTTACCTTCCAAGTACCCAATGTTATTACCTACGATGTAGTCCCATGGCTGAATGGCTTTGGTCTTGTAGTGAGTACCCGCTACCTGTGTATCGTTAGCGCTAGTCATTGATCTCTCTCCTTCGTTTTATAAATGAAGCATCAGCAGGATTGTTGATGCGTGCTAGTTCGTTGTCGTAGTACTGCTTGGGCATGGGTGCTTTCTTTTCAAGAAACGTACGCAACCACTCAGCACCGCCAAGTTGGTTGAATATGATCCACTGCCTGTC